TCGCGTGAGTAAGCTACCAAAGCCATTGCGCCTTGCCGCCATGCTGGAAAAGACAATGCAGTGGCCATTGCACGGCAAGTCTGCGGACTGCTTGCGTCAAATGTATGAGTTGTTGCAATGTTGCGAAGCTGAGATGCGCTTTGCAGGATGGGACAAACGAGAAGCTGACAACTACGCAAAGAATGAAGTTTATGAAGAAGTAAAGAGTCTTTTGGAGAAGAACACATGAGAAATGTCAGCGGCTACCTGACAGACGATGGGCGATTCTTTCAGGACAAAAAAGAAGCAGAAGCCCATGAAAGACTGCTTGGTGTGAACAAGCTGATTGAGCAATTCGTGGCAATGAAGTGGTCTAAGGGCGACAACATCGAAGACTCTCTTCAGGCATGGGAAAGATACAAAACGGAGATGAACAAATGACAAATGAAGAACTGCAAAACAAATGGGCTTGGTGGCAAGAGTGTGACGAGAGATTTAATATGTGCGATAGCGAATCCGAAGCACACGGCGAAGCGCAGTACCACATCGACAACGAGTGCATCCAAGGCGATGAGGCCGAATACATGATTGGGCGCGTTTGCCACCCGATGGATAGGCTTGGCATGGACTGGGTTGCACGCAACATTGCCGAGACTATTGAAGAGAACATCTGCTGCTGGTGCGATGAAGAGACTGGCGCAGAAGACCCAAGCATTGAACTCAGCGAAGATGACAAAGCCGAGCTTGGCAAGATGGTGGCCGACTTTGTTCGAGCCAAGGCCAGCATCAATTGGTGGACAACCGACAAGAAGTCCGAAACAACGCACACCTATGTGGCTGGGAGCAATAACACCGAAGGACAAGAAATATGATGACCGTAAAAGACCTGATGGCCAGCCAATGTGCGGCATAGCCAGATGGAATTCAGTGGGAGCCAGCACTACCAGAGCCACACAGACTGTGGAGGCGTATCCGGCTGCGTGATGCGTGGGCAGTGTGGCAAGGTAAAGCAGTAGCAATTCGCCAAACAACAAAAGACGATCTGATTAAACGGAGATGAACACATGAACGTAGTCATTTACACAAAATTTGGTTGCCCCAACTGCGTGACAGCACAGAACCTGCTGGCAAGCAAAGGCATTGGTTTTATCGAGATGCACCAAGAAACAGACGAGTTTGAGTTTGAGAAGATGCTCAAGGCTCACCCTGAAGTGCGGCAGATGCCACAGATTTTTATTGAAGGCCAGCGTGTTGGCGGCTTGGCTGGACTGCAAGCGGCATTGAAGGAGATGGGGTTATGACCATAGAAGAACTTATTCGCATGGCGCGGGAGGTTGGAGCAATCCATATTCATGGCAAACCAAATGAATTTGCAATTGTTGGCAATGACTCGATCAAAGCATTTGCCGCCCTTGTCGCCGCAGCAGAGCGTGATGCGATTATTGACCTTGTTGCAATGTACGGTGGCCCAGTTGATTTAGAAGCTGCCATCCGAGCAAGGGGACAGGCATGACCGAGCAAGACTTGCTTGATGCCAAGCGTTTTCTGACTGACCTGCACTTTGTTCAGGCCAATGCCATTGTGTCACTGCAACTGCAAGACAACAAGAAAGCCATTGATTACATGAGGCGCATTGCCCAAGTGCGTGATGCTGTGGAAAAACAATTAAAGGAGAAATATGAAAACTCAATACTGTGACCAGTGCAAGCATGCCACCATGCGAGCATTTCCAAAGCCAGCACTGATCTGTGCCATGTTGCACAAGCCGCGCTTTTATGCGCCTGTATATATTCAGCAAAACACATGGGGCTGGAAGCGCAAGTGCGAGGACTTCATCGCAAAGGGCCAGCAATGAGAAAGCGCAGCAAGTACAAGCCAAAGGGTGTGCGAATTGATGCGGTCAATTGGGTGATAGCAGGAATGAAGCCAATATCCAGTGTTGGTGACGCTATCCTAGTTTTGAAGGCAAAGAATCATTCAGCACTGACAGAGGTTGTCCAAGGTCGTGGAAACCGTGACCAGATAGATGTGCTGATTGGCGCACTCAATATCTGTGAGGCTTTTGCTGTTCACGGGAAAGGAAGTGATTGGCTACCAGAGATCAAAGAAGCACAAGATGCGCTTTATGACATGGCTTTAAGAGGCGTGAACACGGAAAAGTTCTTGTTCCGTGGCCCCGAGATGCAAGCTGTTAACTTGGCTATGGAAATTCACGATGCTCAACTGGAAGCGGCAACCGTGAAGGAACTTGAGGATATGACCGACTTTGTGACAAAGCAGATCATCCTCAAGAAGGCTAGACCTATTGTCAGTAAACAAGAATGTCAAAGTACGCCAGAGCAAAACAGCAAAGGACTAAGCCAAGTCCTACAGCCAGCGTGATGTCTGCAATTGTTTCTTTGTTCATGGTGAACTCCTGTTGTTGATGGCTCAATTATCAAGTTATTAACAGAAAATTCATATCAGTAGTTTTCCTAATTCACAACTAGCAAAAACTGTGATATGTTGTAAAATGTGGGTAACTGGAGAACACTATGGCTGGACTACTAGATTCGGGTGCTGAAATCGCCATTGAAATCAAGTCAAATGAGATGTCTGATGAGATTGACGCTCAAGAGGCGATGAAAAACAGGGCCAATGTCAAGGCGCATTGGATGCTTGGCCCTGAAAAAACACAACAACCGAACAGTGAGTATTGGCGCAAGCTGGCTACTGTGTGGCGAATCAGTCCAGATCAAGCAAAACGCAACTTGTGTGCTAACTGCGAATATTTCAACGATGGCCCTGATATGTTGGCTAAGATGGAGGCAATTCCTGAAGACGCATATGATAAAGATGGTGGTGGCCGTGGTTGGTGTACCAAGTTTGACTTTATCTGTCATAACCTGAGAGTTTGCCAAGCATGGGAGCGTGGCGAGCAACCAGAAGATGAAGGCGAAGACTACTCTAATGGAGAAGACTAATGGGCACTACCAACCAAAAACCAACAACTGTCAAAGAAGCTAAAAAGCTGGCCGAACAAGCCCGTAAGCAAGCCGAATCCAAAGGCTGGCAATCAATGGCTTATAAGTTTTCAGCCCCGAAAGGCAAGAAATGAAACTCACTGAAGCCGCTAAGAAAATTGGTCGCGTAATGGGCGAGTTCAAGGAAGGTAAACTGAAATCGTCCTCTGGTCAAAAGGTCAAAAGCCGAGATCAAGCCGTTGCAATCGCCATGAGCGAAAGCCGTTCCATGCCTAACCGTGGTAGCCGCACAGCCACAAACAGGAGCAAGAAATGAACGGACTTTACGCCAATATTGCCGCTAAACGCGACCGCATTGAAAAGCAAAAAGCCGCTGGTAAAACACCAGAGCGTATGCGTAAACCCGGCACAAAGGGCGCACCTACTGCTGCCGCCTTCAAAGCCGCCGCAAAGACTGCAAAAAAATGATTAAGCGTGGCAAAGAACAGTTCTCTGGCTACAACAAGCCAAAGGCAACGCCAAGCCACCCGACAAAAAGCCATGCAGTTTTGGCTAAATCTGGTGACGATGTAAAGCTGATCCGCTTTGGTCAGCAAGGCGTTAAGGGTTCTCCTGACGGTTCTAAGCGCAACGAAGCATTTAAGGCACGACACGCTGAAAACATCGCTAAGGGCAAGATGAGTGCAGCTTTCTGGAGTAACCGCGTTAAGTGGTGAGGTAAAAAATGGCTGACGGACTGCTTGGTGCATATTTTGGCAACCCGAACTTGCAACGGCAAGGCGCTCGGGCAAGAGCATTGGCCAAGCAACGAGATGTCAACCTGTTGGCAGACCCAAAGACTTATGCCGTAGTGCAAGGTTTGTTGGGTAATGCGCCTGACCAATTAGGCTTCAGCGTCCTTAACCCAAAGTATCAAGAGATCAAACAAGTGGCAGAGCCTGCGTTTTATGCTGGTTCATTGTTACAAGTTGCACCAGCTACAGCGCCAGCCGTAAACAGAATCGCACAGGCTGTTGGCCCAAAACTAGAGCAAACGCTATTGCCAACATTTGAGGCAGCTTACAACCGTGGCGGTGTTACCCGTGAGATGGTTGAGGCGATGGGGACTAATACAGTCAGTCCGATGTTTATCGGGCCAAGTTCTGCTATGTTCAATAAGGACATGGCACTGAAAGCCAGCCAAATGGCTAAAAAAGGTGCAACGCCACAAGAGATTTGGCAGACAACTGGAACTGTAAAAGGGCCAGATGGTATGTGGCGGCAAGAAATCAGCGATAAAGCGTCAAGATATGATCCCGGCTCATTAGAGGATTTGAGGGCAATAGAAAACTTTGATTACTTAAAGCACACTCAGCCGCTTGGTGGGACTCTAGAGCATAAAGAACTTTATAAGGCATATCCTGATGTTGGTGATATTCCTGTTCACTTTATGCCTGCTGATCGAATGAAGGGTGCTTATGGCGCTTATTCACCAAGTCGTGACAGGATGACTTTGAGTGACCAATTAACCCCCGATAGAGCAAGAAGTAGCGCATTGCATGAAACGCAACACGCTATTCAAGAGCGAGAAGGGTTTGCTGTTGGTGGCAATCAGCGTGATTTTGCAAAAATTGTTGATGAAGCAAATCAACAAATCACCACCTTAAACAATCAAATGAGCGACATTGTTAAGCTGATGGATGATGCAAAAATCTCAAGGCAAGACAAAGCTGTTTTGCAAAGCCAATATGAAGACCTGATGAATCAGAAATTGTCATTGGTCAAAAACGCCCAGATTGACCCAATGGAAGCATATGGCAATCTGATGGGGGAAGCAGAAGCTAGATTGACTCAGCGCCGAATGGATTTAGGCCCAAGACAAAGACGAGAAAATTTCCCATTTGAATACACTGGCGAAACAGGTTATGGTTTAGATGTTCCACTAGAGGGTTTGATATACATGACCCCAGAAGGTACAATCATTCGCAGAGGTCTTTTAGATCGTTAACAACCCCGCAGATGTAAGTCTGCATTAACCTTGACCAACCCTCGGGAGTCAAACCAAGATGAATAAATTACAGGCCGGAAAATCTGAGAACTTAACCAACCGTGGCAGGGGAAGGCCACCGGGAAGCGTTAATAAGGCCACCAAGACCTTTAGAGAGACTGTCAGTAGGTTGCTAGAGGATAACGCTGAAAACGTCTCTAAATGGCTTTTAGAGGTTGCAGAGGGAAATCCCGAAAAAGATATTCGACCAGACCCCAAAGGCGCTTTGACTTTGCTAGCGCAGATGGCCGAGTACGCTACTCCTAAACTTAATCGAACTGAGGTCACTGGTGAAGACGGTGGCCCTGTAGAGATTTCAGGCATCCAAATCAAACTGGTCAAGCCGAATGAATCTTGAACTGGACTTTCCCGAGAAATTGGGATTCCTGTTTGAGCCGCACCGATACAAGATTCTTTATGGTGGCCGTGGGTCTGCCAAGTCTTGGTCGGTGGCTCGGGCTTTGATTGCCATTGCGGTACAGAAGCAAACACGAATCCTTTGCGCCCGTGAGTTACAGAACAGTATCTCTGACTCTGTGATTGCTCTATTGGGCGACCAGATCAAAGCTATGGGGCTTGAATCGTTCTTTGATGTTCAGCGTACTGCTATCTACGGAAAGAACGGCTCAGAGTTCAGTTTTGCTGGTCTTAAGCACAATGTCACTTCAATCAAGTCGTTTGAGGGTGTGGACATCTGCTGGATTGAAGAAGGCCAAGCTGTTTCAAAGGTATCTTGGGAAACCCTGATTCCTACGATCCGCAAGCCAAACTCTGAGATTTGGGTGACTTTTAACCCTGACCTTGATACTGACGAGACTTACAAGCGTTTCGTTGTTAACCCACCAGCAAGCGCAAAGATCGCCAAGGTCAACTGGTCTGATAACCCGTGGTTCCCGCAAGTTCTCAAGGATGAACTGGAAGAACTTAAGGCTAAGAACATGGATTCTTACCTTAATGTCTGGGAAGGTCACACCCGCCAGATGCTTGATGGCGCTGTCTATGCTAATGAACTGCGTAAGGCACAGGAAGAAAACCGCATCCGTGAACTGATTATTGACAAGACAATCCCTGTTCAACTGTTTTTTGACCTTGGTTGGGCGGACATGACTTCAATCTGGTTTGTTCAGGTTATCGCTGGCGGTGAGGTTCGGGTGATTGATTTCTACCAGAACTGCCAAAAGACCATTGACCATTACGCCCAAGTCTTGCAAGAGCGTGGTTACATTTACAAGGATTGGTGGCTTCCACACGATGCCGAACATAAGAATATGACGGGTAAATCCGTGAAAGACATTCTTGAAGGCATGGGCAAACCAATCCGAATCACGCCAAAACTCTCTATTGCTGACGGTATTAACGCCGCCAGAACATTAATGGATAGGGCGTTTTTTGACGAAACAAGGTGCGCTGATGGACTGCAAAACTTGCGCCATTACCGCTACGATGTTGATCCGAATACTAAAATGTTCAGTAACAAACCGTTACACGACCAGCACTCACACGCAGCAGACGCATGGCGTTATGTTGCTGTAGCCTTAGATGAAGGTGTTACTGGTTGGGGTAAATCTATCAACAAAACTCCTAAATGGGTGGTCTAAATGTTCATGTTGCGTCAAGGTGATATTTCAAGTGCTAAACGGGTTGAGGCACTTGAAAAGCGGATAGAAATGCTTGAAACTGTGGTAAAAGCATTACAATTGCCTGAACGCCCAAAAGTCGGGCGACCTTCAAAGGTGAAAGATGAGCCAAAATCAACTCAAAGCGGCAGTCCAAGCAGCGATTGACGATTCCATTGGGTTTCTGGAAACGGAAACCGTTGAAGCAAGAAAACAGTCGTTGCAGGCTTATCTGCGACAGCCATATGGTAATGAGGTTGAAGGTAAGTCTTCAATTGTCACTGGTGAGGTTGCAGAAGCCATTGATGGCGCAATGCCTGCGCTTATCCGAATCTTTACTGGTTCTGACCAAATCGTTGTGGCTGACCCTGTTGGCCCCGGCGATGAAGCTGGCGCAAAGCAAGCTACCGACTACCTGAACCACATCTTCTTGAAAGATAACCCCGGCGTTATCATTCTTCACAATTGGTTCTTTGATGCTTTGTTGCAGAAGAACGGTATTGTGAAAGCCGTTTGGGAAGACAAAGAAGATGTTACTAAAGAGACTTATCAAGGTTTGTCTGATGACGAACTGGCAATGCTGTTGCAAGACGAAAGCATTGAAGTCGTTGAGCAAGACACAGTAACTCAGCCTATTCTTGATCCTATGGGTATGCCTGTGTTTGACGAGACAGGCGCACCAGCTACTTATGGCATCCACGATGTCACGATCAAGAAGACAGAGAAGTCCGGCAAGGTTGTAATTGCCAATGTGCCTCCTGAAGAATTCCTGATTGCCAAGGCTGGTATCACAATCAATCAAACCCCGTTCTGCGCCCATCGCCGGATGATTACCCGTAGCGATTTGGTCGCAATGGGCTTTGATGAAGAAATTGTCAACAGCTTGCCAACAGGTGATGCTCTTGCCTATACACCAGAGCGTGTGGCTCGATTTGCTCCCGGTGAACAGCCGTATGACGTTCAGACAGATGACTTCTCCATGCAAGAAGTTGAAGTCTTTGAGTGCTACATTCGCTACGATGGCGATGAAGATGGCATTGCAGAGATGCACCAAGTCTTCTACGCTGGCAACCAAATCCTGAGTGATGAAGAAACGGATTACATCCCCTTCTACTCTGTCTGCCCTCTGCCAATCCCACACAAGTTCTTTGGTAACTCGTTGGCTGACCGAACTGTTGACTTGCAACTGATTAAGACAACAGTAACCCGTCAGATGCTGGACAATATGTACCTGACCAACAACAGCCGAGTGACTGCTGTTGAAGGCCAAGTAAACCTTGATGATTTGCTGACTTCCACCGCTGGTGGCGTGATCCGCACAAAGTCTCAAGGCGCTGTTCAGCAATTGAATGTGCAGAACATGGCGGCTCAGTCTTTCCCCATGTTGCAATACTTGGATTCTGTCCAAGCCAAGCGCACTGGCGTTACTGAACTGTCGCAAGGTCTTGACCCCAACATCTTGCAGAATGTGACCGCCGCAGCAGTGGCCTCCATGCAACAAGCTGGTTCAGGCAAGATTGAACTGATTGCCCGTATCTTTGCTGAATCTGGCGTTAAAGACCTGTTTGAAGGCATCCTTCACTTGGTCAGCAAGTACCAGCAGAAAGAGCGCATCATTCGCTTGCGTGGCACTTATGTAACTGTTGACCCCCGCACATGGGCAAACAAGTTTGACATCTCGATCAATGTCGGTTTGGGCAACGGTAACCGTGACCAGCAAATGGCAATGTTGCAGATGGTCTTGGCTAAACAAGAACAGATGATCGGGCAGTATGGCCCTGCAAACCCATTTGTTTCGTTTGGTCAATACCGTGGTGTTCTTGGCCGTATGGTTGAGGCCGCTGGTTTCAAAGACTCTGCCGAGTTCTTTAAGCCAATCAGCCCTGAACTGGATCAGCAACTGTCTAATCCTCCACAGCAAGCGCCGCAAATGCCGCCTGAAGTTCAGGCATTGATGGCTAAGACGCAAGCAGACAGTCAAGCCCAACAAGCCAAGTTCCAAGCTGATATGCAAATGCAACAGCAAAAGATGATGGCTGACATGGAGTTTGAGCGCCAGAAGGCCGCACTTGAGTTGCAACTCCAGCGTGAGAAAGCCGCAGCAGAAATTCAACTCATGCAAGAGAAAGAAGCGTCAAAACTTCAACTTGAGCGTGAGAAGATGAATATGCACTTTGCCATGAAACAGCAAGAGTTTGAGGCAGAAGCACAATTGAAGGCCATGAAAGTTGGCGCAGGCATTACATCCAACATTGAAATTCCGGGGTGATTTATGACGTATGAAGAACTGCAAGAAATCCTGAAGCTGCGCCAGCGTACACCGCAAGGGCCAGCCCCGACTGTCGACCAGATCATTGCTGCTATTCAAAGCCAATATCAGCCAATGCAGGCAATGCCAATGCCAGAAGCAACACAAGGCGCACAGCGATTTGTGACTAATGCTGGTAACTTTGGCCCTGTTGAACAAATCGTTGAGTATGGCCGCAGCCCTGTTTCTCAACAAGCAACGGCAATGAACACATTTGTTCCGGGTGCTTTTGACATTAACCGAACATCGTATATCCCAACACCAAGCGCTGCACAAATGGCAAGTATGTCTGGAGATGGTTCTTCTCAGGCTGTTCCACTGTCGGCGCAGCAAGAAGCTGTGTTCAACTTCATGAATACGCCAGAAGGCCAAGCCTATAAAGACGCTTTTGGTAGGGCTAACAGTAACTTGATTAGTTCTGTATTGCCCGCTGTTGTTCCGGGTGTTGGTTTGTATAACTTCTTCACTGGCAAGTCAGTTAATCCTCTGTCCGCTGTGAAAGAAGCTAAAAACGCTTGGGATTCAGCATTTAGCGCAATGCAAGCCGATATTTCAAATTACGGTGTAAGCCCTAACGCAATGGGGCCAACCACATCGGCACAAGCACAAGCATTGGCAGATGCACTTGCAAGCCAATTGTCTGGTTATGAAAGTGGTGGCTACACATCCGATCAAGCTGGCGGTGGTTGGGGTGGCAATGACTCCGGCTATGCTGACGGCGTTGGCGGTGTTTACTAATCATGGATAAAAAACTACAGGCTGAATGGGCCAATAACCTGTTGAAAGATGACTTTTTCGTAAAAGTTATGAATGATTTGAAAAATCAACAGATTAGTGTGATAATTAACACAAATCGAGATGAGGTTGACGAACGGGAAGCCGCTTACAACCACATCAAGACGCTTGATCTGTTTCTTGGACACTTGCAAGGCATAGCCGCAGAAACCAAGATTCAAGAGAAAAAGTGGAAGATTCTGTAACGAAAGTTACCCGCAGTCCAGACGGTTTCTGGCGAAAACTGAGATGACACATGGAAAACACCAACCCCTCGGGGAGTGAAAGCCTGACCGTAAACCAAGCCGCTAATGCGTTTATGAGTTTGATGGGTAGTGACGAAGGAGCCGAACAAGGCCAACCTGAAGAACAATCCGAAGAACTTGAAGCGACTAGTGAAGTTGAGGAAGAACCCGAGTATTCGGAGGAATCTGAGCCTGAAGTGGAAGAAAAACCCCGCTACAAGGCAAAAGTCGGTGGTGAGGAAGTTGAGGTAGAACTTGACGAACTTATCAACGGCTATCAACGCAGCAAGGATTACACCCAAAAATCTCAGGCTCTAGCTGAACAGCGCAAGGCTATTGAAGCCGAACGCCAACATCTTGAGCAAGTGAAACAAGAGCGACAGGCATACGCCCAGAAGTTGCAGGCACTCGATAGCTTCTTGAGCCAGCAAAACAAGGGTGAGGATTTGGAAGTTCTGAAAGAGACAGACCCCATCGGCTATGCCGTGAAGGTTGCAGAACAGTCTCAGCGTGAGAAACAACTTGCAGTAGTTCGTGCCGAACAGCAACGCATTGCCCAACAGCAACAAGCAGAGCAACAGCAGACATTGCAAAACCATCTCAAGGCTGAAGCTGAGAAGCTAGCGTCTGTTATCCCAGAACTGGCTACGCCAAAGGGTGACGCAATTCGGAAAGAAATCCGTGAATATGCGAAATCTGTAGGTTGGTCAGATCAGGAACTCGCCTCAGTGTATGACCATCGTGCTGTGTTGACTTTGTATAAAGCGATGAAGTTTGAGCAACTTCAAAAGGGTAAGCCGGAGACTCTGAAGAAAGTCCAGCAAGCCCCCAAGATGCTCAAACCCGGAACTTCAACGACAAATACCAAGTCAACTCAAGAGAAACAAGTGATGCAAAGGCTGCGTCAAACTGGCAAAGTCCGCGATGCAGCCAAAGCGTTTGAACGATTCCTTTAATTTTTTGGAGCATTAAAATGGCAACCTACCAAACCTACACCGCAATCGGCTTGCGTGAAGACCTGTCTGATGTGATCTATGACATCAGCCCCACCGACACCCCTTTCATGTCGTCTATCGGCAAGACCAAAGCTACTGCTACTTACCATGAGTGGCAGACTGACAGCTTGGCCGCTGCTGCTCTGGGTGGCGCAGTTGAAGGTGCAGACGCATCTTCGATCACTGCCTCGCCTACCACCCGTATCGGTAACCGCACTCAGATTTTCACTAAGTCTGTTGCTGTCGCTGGCACTTTGGAAGCTGTGGATAAAGCTGGTCGTAAGTCTGAAAAGGCTTACCAATTGGCTAAAGTGTCTGCCGAACTGAAGCGCAACATCGAGTTGACCCTGTTGTCCAACCAACTGTCTGCCGCTGGTAACTCCAGCACTGCCCGTACTATGGGTGGCCTGCAAGCATGGTTGAACAGCAACTATGATGGCGGCACTTCTGGCGTGGCTGGTTCTGGCGGTACTACTGCCCGTACCAACGGCACAAACCGCACTTTCACTGAAGACATCTTGAAAGTTGTCGTCAAAGAAGTGTATCAATCTGGTGGCAATCCCAAGGTTTTGATGGTCAACCCTGCTCACAAGCAAGTTGTCTCTGCCTTTGCTGGTATCGCCGCACAGCGTTACATGGCTCCTTCCAACGAGCCAACCACCATTGTCGGCGCTGCTGATGTTTACATGAGCGACTTCGGCACAATGTCTGTTGTGCCTAACCGCTTTATGAACAGCACCAACGCTTGCGATGAGACTGCTTTCATTGTTGATCCCGACATGGCTGCTGTGGCTTACTTGCGTCCCTTCCAGACCATTGAATTGGCTAAGACAGGCGACAGCGAGAAAACCCAACTGTTGGCTGAATTGACTCTGGAAGTCAAAAACGAGGCCGCTCACGGCATCATTGCCGACTTGACACCTTAATCTGGTGTGAAGTAGCTGAAGCCCTCCTTGGGAAACCTTGGGGGGCTTTTTTCTTTATTGCATTAAAGATACAATGTCAATTATGGAAAACCCTACATTTCGTAAATCTGTTGCTCACGCTGATGGTGATGGCGGCTTGGTCATTCAAACGGCTCAAGATGTATCTGCAATTGTTGAGCGAAACAAACAAGAGTTCAACAGCTATGACGAACGGGCCAAATGGTCTGATGAACTTTATGGCAATAAGGTTGCATCTATTCCATTCACGGCAATTGATGACTTGAACAAACTTGGGATCATGCGTGGGTTCCATGTTGTTGACAATGCTCGATTTGCAATGTGGCTGAACAATCCTGACAATCGTGCATGGCGTACAAGGCCGGGGGGGATCTAAATGAGTTTTACCAGTTACTCTGATTTACAGACAACCATTGCTGGTTATCTGGCTCGTTCTGATTTGACTACTCAGATTCCAGACTTCATCCG